ACTTTTCGTGTTTTTTTACACTTGCTCCTTAAAGCAAATCATAAAGAAAAAAAATATAGAGGAATGGATCTAAAAATTGGAACAATAATAACTTCAAGAGATATTTTATCACTAGAAACCGGGTTAAGTGTTAGGCAAATTAGGACCTCTTTAGATAAGTTAAAAATGACCAACGAGTTGACCATTAAAACAAGCTCGCAAGGCACTATAATTCAAGTAGTTAACTATAAAAAATATCAACTAACGACCAACGAGTTGACCAATGAACGACCATTAAACGACCATCAAACGACCACTAACAATAATGTAAAGAAAGAAAAGAATGAAAGAAGTATATTTATAGAGCCAAATTTTATTGAGGTTTTTGATTATTGTTCTGAAAGAAAAAATGGGGTTGATGTAAATAAATTCATAAACTTTTACTCAGCAAAAGGTTGGATGGTTGGTAAAAACAAAATGAAGGACTGGAAAGCTTGTGTAAGAACTTGGGAAAAACCAATAGAGTTACCAGAAGTAAATGAACAAATTAAATGGAAAGCACCATGGAGTTAACAGGGTATAAAATAACAGAGGCCGGCGACGTAATTACTGATCTATTTAAGTATAGAGATAATTACAATACTAAAGGTAAATACTTAGGTTTTGAAAAATTACATGAGCATTATTCAATGAGTTTAGGAAATTGTACAGATTGGACAGGCTTCCCTATGAGTGGTAAAACACAAGTGCTTATGGAATGCTTAATGAATACATCAAAGTTTTACGGATGGAAACATTTAGTGTACTTCCCTGATGTTGGAACAAATGTAGAAATTATAGCAGATTTAATACATAAAAAAACAGGTAAAAGCTTTAACCCTTTAGATAGGAACGTAATTGAAGATAAAGAAATAACACAAGCAATTGATTGGGTATTAAATCATTTTAAGGTATTAACAAAAAAAGACGTAAAGGCCAAGCTTACACCTGTGCAGTTTTGGGATATGGCTGTAGAGTTAAAAAAAAGTAGCGAATTACACACGGCATCAATTGATAGTTGGAAAGATCTTAATCACCCATATAATGATTTTGGTGGATACGCTCAATACTTAGAATATGTTTTACCTTATAGAAATCAAATAGCAGAAAACAACGATCTGCATTTGCATACAATTATACACCCAAAATTAACTGAAAAGGAAAATGGAAAAAGAAATGCGCCTGGTCCTTATGATTTGAAAGGTGGTAGTGAATGGTTTAATTCAGGAAAGTGCATGATAACAGTACATAGACAAGATCCTACTTTCAACCTTGCTGAAATACATTTTAATAAAATTAAGCCAAGAAGTAATGGAAATATAGGGATGATAGAAATTTGGTTTGACAAGGATCGTTTAAGTTATTTTGAACAATCAAGCCCTGCACCAAATGTATACGAAAAGGCATATGCAACTAAACAAATAATAAAATAATAAATGGAACTAGAACTATTAAAAGCAAGAGCGATTTTAAGAAAAACTTTACTAAAGTTAAAAGTAAGTAGAGAAGAAATAGAAGAGAAAAACGAACACAGAAAGGACTTAATTAATTCTATGCTTGAAACCGAATCTGAACTAAGTGAGGTCTTAACTACCTTTTTAATTTTAGAGAAACAAGCTCGTGAATTTTCACAAAGTGCTTATAGACTTGAGAGATTAAATTTAGATTTAAAATTTAAGATAAAAGATTTAGAGAATCAACTAGAATTAAATAATTTTTAATATGAAAAAATGTAAGAATTGTAAAGAAGAATTTATAGCGGTAAATTTTAATCAAAAGTATTGCCTTAAAAAGGAATGTGTTCAGATATGGGTAAAAAGTGAACAAGATAAGCAATGGGTGAAAAAAAAGAAAGAAATGAAAGATAAACTTCAAACAGTTCAAGATCTACATAAACTAGCTCAAATATATTTTAATTCATTTATAAGAAATAGAGATAGAAATAAAGGTTGCATATCTTGTGGATCACCTTTAGGCCAAAAGTTTGATGCAGGCCATTATTATTCAATGGGGGCGCATAAAGCTGTTACGTATGATGAGTCTAATGTACATGGCCAATGTGTTTATTGCAATCAATACTTGCATGGCAATCTTTTAAACTATCAAATTGGTATACAAAAGCGTATTGGAGCAGAAAAATTGATTGAATTACAAAGTAAAGCTCACAAAGAAAAAAAGTATTCAAGGCAAGAATTAAAAGAAATAATAGAAATGTATAAAAAAAAAATAAAAATAGATGTATATTAAAAAATAATACTTATATTTGTGTATAACTAACCAATTAAAATTAACCAAATGAAACATTTATTTAAAAGCTTAGCGGAATTTCAGCAAGAAGTACCAACTATTCACAAAGCTACTCAGGGGTATGGGTACACTTATGCTGATCTACCAAAAATTTTTGAGGTAATTAACCCACTGCTAAAAAAGCATGGCTTAGGCTTTACTCAATTGATCAATGGTACTGAATTAGTAACAATAGTATTTCACGTTGAAAGCGGTGAAACAATAGAAAGCAAAACTGCTATACCGCAAGGGGTTGCATTAAAGGGCATGAATGACTTTCAAGTTTTAGGGAGTGCAATTACTTACTTGAGGCGTTATGCTTTGAGTAGTATTTTAGGTATAGTTAGCGACAAAGATACAGATGCAGGGGGTGAACAAGTTAAAATTGAAGTAAAAAACGAAGTAAAAGACGAAATAAAAAAAGTTGCTATTGACGATAAACGGTTATCTAAAGCATTAAAGGCAATAAGTGATGGCGAATATACTACTGAGGAGCTGCTAAAATGGTTTGAATTAACTCCTGATCAACTTAAAAATATTGTACAATGAAGATAAGATGTTCAGCCATAGGCAAGATAATGACCTCCCCCAAATCTAAGGGGGAGGTTTTAAGTCAAACAACTAAAACGTACTTGCAAGAATTAGCGGTTGAAGAAGTTTTTGGTATTAAGAAAGAATTTTCAAGTAAATATACAGACAAAGGAAATGAAGTAGAAGATCTTTCTATTGCTTTGTGTAATGATGTGCTAGATATTGGCTTTATCTATAAAAATGAAAAGCAATATATTAATGATTGGATAACAGGAACGCCGGATGTAAATACAAACGAAATTTTATTGGATGTAAAAAGTAGTTGGGACGCAACAACGTTCCCTTTTTTTGACACAGAATTAACTAATAAATCTTATTTTTATCAAATGCACGGATATATGTGGTTGACAGGAAAAGAAGAAGCTTTACTTTGTTATTGCTTAGTAGATACTCCTTTACTAATAGTCGAAGACGAAATAAGACGCGAACATTGGAAACAAAATTTAATTGAAGAAAACTTAGATCTAAGAACTTTTGTTGAGGCAAAGCATGTATTTACTCATATACAAAAAGAAAAGCGCTTAAAAACGTTTAAAATAGCAAAAGACGACGTTGTTATCGAAGCTATCAAAACACGAATCGAAGAATGTAGAGAATATTATAATAAATTAATTAAAATTTTATGATTATATTACTAACAATATTACTAACCCCTGCTGTGGTGTGGGGGTGGTGGTGCACAATAGCTTATTTATTAACAATTAAAAACAAATAAAAATGAAAGTAACAGGTAAGATCCACTTTGTTGGAGCAATAAGACAAGTAAGTGACAAGTTTAAAAGCAAAGATGTAGTATTATTAACGGATGAAAAATATCCGCAATATATTACGGTTCAATTTACTCAAGACAAAACTGAATTGATAAGTCAAAACAATATTGGCGATCAAGTTGAAGTAAGTATTAATTTACGAGGAAGAGAGTGGAAGTCTCCAACAGGGGAGATAAAGTATTTTAATACTATTGAAGGATGGCAAATTAATGCGGTTTCAGAGGTAGTTAAAGAGGTTGCGTTAAATTGTTCTGACGATTTACCTTTTTAATATGTTAATAGACGATGATAGTCTTAGAACTTATTTGCTTGAAGCACTTAAAACAAGAACACGGAACCAAATTGTAAAAGAGATACAGGGTAGAGGTGAGAAATTTCATCAATACAATATAGATAGATTTTTACAAGGTAAAGATGTAAGTTTAGAAACAGCGAAAAAGCTAGACAAGTATATTTATAGAATTAAAATTTACGATTGTAATTTATTTTAGTACATTTGAGCTATGATATTATTTGTTCTGATACCTTTAGCGTGGTGGTTTGTTAATTTTGAGCCATTACAAGCAACTTTTAACTACTTATTCAAGTATAACACCAGGTACCCATTAGCCATACATATACACTCTGCTTTGAGCTGTATTAAATGTGTGGCTTTTTGGCTTACTATTTTTATTACCTTTGATTTTATTTTGGCTTGTCAGGCTGCACTGCTTGCTTTTATACTAGATGAATGTTTACACAAACTGAGATAGAACTCGTAGATGCAATAGTTAAGATGGATGATGCTGAAAGGTACTCTAAATATAACTGTATGAAACTCTATAAGATTAAAGAGAAATATGAAGGCAGACAGCCGAGAGAGTGCTTCTGTGCTTCTGTACGTAGGAGAATATGGTCTAAAGACTTTGAAACGTGGTATGAAAAGAGCCTTAGATCAGTACATTAGCAGCAACTATGCTGAGGTAAGGGCATACACCGCCTACTTTCTATCTAAGATGGGGAGCTTTATCGACGCCGATACTGTTATCAATAACTCTTATCTTCATGTAGTTAATATAGATGGGGATCCTAGTAATGTTAAGGCATATTTACTAAATACAATTAAGTATCAGGTACTATGGTCTACTTCTAAAAGTCATAGAGATGATAAAATAACAGCTATTGAGCACCCAAATACTGAACCAATTGATAATGATGATTTAATTTGTAAGTTAAGAGAAGATAGAGCTTATTCTTTTAATAAAGGATTGATAGAAATTTATAGAAATGAAATAACAGATAAGATACAGCTAATAGTATTTGAGGCTTACATAGATAAGGGATATATTACTTCAAGAGCTATGGCTATTTATTTTGGCATTACTCATACATCTGCTTATTACCTGATCAAAGAATTAAAACAAAATATAAACAAATTGCAATATAGGTATGAAGCCGAGTCAATTTATTAGTATCTTGTCATTACTTATAGCTCTTAGTTGTGGCTTAGCCTTGTTTACTTTAGACTATGTTTGGGCTTCAAGAGCTGCAGGATTATGGGTAGGTTTTTATTATACATTTTTAATTTTAAGTCAATATGAAGACAAAGAATGAATACTTAGGTCAGTACATCACTACCTACAATGGCAACTATGAGAATACTATAGAAGTAACTGAAGAGATGGCCAAAGAACATAAGTACTATAGCTCTATTGGGTTATCTTATTTATTTGAGGAGAGTACTCCTAAAGTAAAGTATAAAGGCGTAGAAAATGAAAAAGCTCAAGATAGTGAATAGTCTTAAAGCATATTATTTAGCTTTTGTAAGTTACTCAGATTATCCGGCAGCCGCAACTGAAAATGCAAAAATAGCATTAAGATGGGCAGAGGAAAATGGGTGGGGAGAATGCGGAACGCCTGTTGGAAAAGCAAGAGCAAATCAATTAGCAAATGGGGAAGCTTTAAGTAGAGAAACAATAGCGCGAATGGCAGCCTTTGAACGGCACCGGCAGAACTCAAAAAAAGATCTAGGAGATGGCTGCGGTAGATTAATGTGGTTAGCATGGGGTGGTGACGAGGGAGTAGAATGGGCACAGCGTAAACTAAAACAAATAGACAATGCCAAAACCTAAATTAATAGAAACTCCTGAGAAGTTAATGGAGATATTTGAGGAGTATAGAACATATACAATAGCAAACCCAAGAACTAAATGGATACTATCGCAAAAGACGGCTGAGATGGTAGCAGAACCTTTAAGAGTACCTTTAACTAATGAGGGGTTTGAGATATTCTGCTATAAGAACTTTTCAGATGTACACCATTATTTTGATAACACTGATGGTAGATATTCTGAATATAGGACAGTCTGCGCGCATATAAAGAAAGAAATACGTAACGATCAGATTACAGGTGGGATGGTAGGACAGTACAACCCATCTATAACTCAGCGTCTCAACTCACTAAAAGAGCATACAGATGTAACTAGTGGCGATGAAAAGATATCAGCTATCACTGTTACTATTGTGAAGCCTACTGAGTAGGATGGAGATAAAAAGCACAGTCATCTTTGAAAAGAACTATGAGGCCATAGCAGGAAACAAACGCTTCATAATTAATGAGGGAGGCTCCCGTTCATCTAAGACTTACAGCCTATGTCAGCTCATGATTATCTATTGCTTACAGAATAACAATAAGGTAGTATCAGTTATCCGTAAGACCTTCCCTGCCCTAAGAGCTACAGTACTAAGAGACTTCATAGAGATACTAAAAGATATAGGGCTGTATAAGCAGGAAGCTCACAATAAGTCTGAGCATATATACACCTTCGCTAATGGATCTATGGTAGAGTTCTTTAGTGTAGATGATGAGCAAAAGATAAGGGGTAGAAAGAGAGACATAGCCTGGTGCAATGAAGCC